CGAAAAGCTTTGCAGTCCTAAAACTGGAAGCCCAGCCGTCGCACTTCCCGTCATGCCCCTCAAGAAGCTTTTCACAAGCCTCATCAGATTGCTTGCGCTTGTTGAATTCTTCCTGTGAAAAAACAGGCATGGGAAGGCATCTGAGAGCCTCGCGCAGAACGAAAAGTCCCTTCAGCGAGGTCGCAAGATTGCTAATTCCACTGCGATATTTATCGTCCGCCTGCCTGGCGGCTGCAAGATTCTCGTAATCATACTCGGCCTTGGCACAGTTGAACAAATCCTTCCAAGTGCGCTTGTCAATTCCGCCATATTTGGAAAGATCATCAATGGTTATGCCGGCATTTGTCACAATCTCGGCTACGCCCTTCGCCATCTCGTGGCGAACCTTCAGCCTCTCGCTCTCCACGGTGTTATCCTGAGAAAAGTCCCATTCAACTCCTTCTTCGCGGATACGCTCTGCCTCGGCGAGATCCTGGAGGAACTCAACCTCTCGTTCGAGCTTCTCGACACGTTGTTCGATGTCCATTGTACTACCTCGTCAGTTGTTGGAGATTGGAACACATGCCCACCAATCCAGTTCCATCATAAGCGCTTGGGCTGCGCACGCGGCCTCGGAAGCGAAGCCGGTAATCCAGAAATCCTGTTCGCCAAGTACGGCAATCAGCAGAAACATCACCTCTGTAAATCCTCGTCATAAGCTTCGGCGTGTAGCTGTTGCCACTCCTTGTCCGTAACACGTTCCTCAAGCCACACGGCTCGGCGCCCACGGACCTCGAGCCAGATGTCGGTGATCTCCGGATAGAAAATCCCAACATCCGGCTCCGACTGACCAAACGTGCAACACACGGTCACAGGCATCCCGCCCCTGACCGTCGTTTCAAAATTAATATCCATCTGCTTGCACCTCGTAACCTGGCGGAACCGTTCCCTTACCGTGGCAGACGGAACACTCTTCTTGGCCCAAATGGCCGTCGCCAGTGCATGACGGACAACGGACCTTGACCTCCGTCAGCGCGGCCATTAGCCTTGCTGGGCCGTCGATGTACGCGGACTTGAATGCTTTATCCATTGGCTATCCCCTTTAAAATGTCATGTCTCACCTAGATAATACCACCATGGATGGGAGATGCAAGGGGTTTATGAAGTTTATGACGCGCTGACACATATAGGGGCGATTTGAAAAAAAAGGTTTTGGAAAAGTTTTTTTGGAGGAAAAAAAGTGTCATAGTGTCATGTAGCACTGTTCTTGGTTCGTAAGCCATTGAAAACATTGAATTGTCAACATGACACTATACATGACACTTCGGACACTTGCTAAATGGGTGGTCTGTAAGTGGTTGAATAACAACAAGAATAAATATAGCTACATGACACATTTTTATGAATAGCGCGCGCGCGAGTTCTCTTTTTTGAAAAAGTTTTTTTGAAATGCCGTATATACAGTAGAAGTGTCAGGCATATGACACTTCTCACAGGAGCAGGACACATCGAATGGGAAAAATACTGGATAGGAAAGCTGACCGGATCGAGGAAACCCACGGGCGGAAATTAACCAACCGACAACGCGAGTTTGCTAGGCACTATGTCGATGGCACCCGCTCCAATGCCGCCTGTGCCAGGTTGGCGGGTTACGCCGAAGGCGCTTCTAGAATCCAAGCGCATAAGCTTCTGGATTCATCATTGTTCCCTCATGTGGCTGAATTAATATCCGAACTTCGAGAAGACCGGGAGCGCCGGTATGGCGTGACCCTGTTGGGCCAGATAAAAAGATTGCGCGAGTTATCGGAAGGCGCCGAAGGCAGCGAACAATTTTCTGCGGCAATCAATGCTGAAAAGACTATCTCGTCTTTGGGCGGATTGACCGTAGATCGGCGTGAGACGAGTCACTTTCATGCGATTGAAAAGATGGACGGCAAAGAAATTGAGGAGCGTCTTGCGAAATTACGGAAAGAAAACCCCCAAGCTTTTATTGAGGCAGAGTATGAGGTTTTAGATGACACAAAAACCGGAGACACTCCTGTGGAAAAGGCTAAAGGAAAAGATACCCCCGCACTGGCACACAACCCGGATTGAGAACCGCTACGGCGGCGGCGTTCCAGACGTTTATATGTGCGCGGAGAGTGTGCCATTTTGGGTTGAACTCAAAATAACAAACAATAACAGAGTAAATGTATCCGCTCACCAGGTTGCTTGGAATTATGCGCACTGTAAATCTGGCGGCGTGAGCTTCTACTTAGTCCACCCCCTCTCTTCCTCGAACCTATATCTATTTGACGGGATCCATGGTCGGGAGCTCGTGGTCCATGGTTTAAGCCGGGTCGGGTCGGGGTTGGCCGGCGATTGTCTTTGGTCGGGGGATGATTGGCCGGGGTTGGTCGGGGTCATGGCTGGGATTGCTCGAGGTCGGGTCGGGTCGGGGTCGCCAACCGGGTCGGGTCGGGTCGGGGTCGGGGTTCAAGGGCCGGGGTCCAAGGCCGGCGCCGGCGCCGCTACGAACTGCCCGTGGCCGGGGTCGGGGGTTTAGAATTGGAGAAAAAGAAAACGCCGGCCAGGGCTAGGGAGTAGCTCTGACCGGCGCCGAGGCTGGGAAAGGGTGGAAACCAGCCCCTGGCAGCGTCGCGTATTGTGCCAACAACCAGCGCGCCGCTGCGGTTCAATAATCCCTGACGACAAACCCGCTTGTGTCGTTCTTTGCCTTTGCCCCTTTCGGATCTAGCCCGACAATGCAAGGCGACGGGTCAAGGTGGCGTAGGTCGTGCACGGTTCCGTCGATTACGTCATGGCCGAGGTAGCGTTTCGGCTGGCCGTGGCCAAATACCGTCGCGACATTAAAGCCAGCCTTGAGCGCTCGCAATGCTTCGGCCTTGTTTGTTTCGCTTAGGCTAAATGTTAGGTGGTAATTGGCTGGCCGTGTTTTATCCAAAATCCGCTGTAAGCTTTTCGTGTAGTCAATAAACTGAGTGTCTGGAAAGCTTCGCGCAATGTGCGAAAAGTTTATATCTGTTGAGCCATTAGGCCGAATGGCCAGTGTCTTGCCTTTGCGCTTTGCCTGTTTGGCCAAGTTTTGAATGTGCCAAGTCATCTCGGCCATGAATGCTTTGCGCTCATTCATAAAGTATCGAGCTTTGCGCACTCGGCTTTCGCGCACGGCATTGGTTCCGTGTTCTAGATCGGTAACCATTGCGGCTTGGCCGCTATACATGCCAAGGCATAGCGCGCGACAGCCCGCTGTCGAATGCGGGCAAAGATTGCCGGCGCCGCCAGTGTCATGCGGCGCCATGTAGTTAATGCCGTTCAAATAGCCGAACTTGTCGGCCTTGATAGCCTTAGCGCTATCGGTGGAGAAAAACCTGGTGAATCGGATCTCTGGTTTCATTAGCTTACCCTTTCATATTCGTTGGCAGTCTTATTCTCTCACGTATGGGATATCATGGCAAGCGGTTTCGTGTTGCCATTGTCGGGCTAGGTTGTTCCTAACCCCGCGCCAATAATTGCCGGACCAGGTCGGGTCGGGTCGGGGCAATGTCTCGAGCAGTCTGGAGACCGCCGAGAGCCGGCGCCCGGTGGTATCTATATCGGGTCGGGTCGGGGTCGGGTCGGGATTTAATTGCCTGGCGCAGCGGTGCGCCGCCGGCACCAGGCCGCAGATGTTACACGTTGCGAACGAGCTCATAAAAATACGGGACCGTGTTGCCACGGTCCCGCCCCCTTTGTTGTTCAGACTGCGATTGAAATATGGCTACTCGTAAGGCCAATCTCAATTGGAAAACCCTTCATGACGCGGGCGGCTTGATCAGGAGTTAGTGCAATGAATTCCGCGAAATCATCGCCCGATACCGCGTGAGTCTTGTCCCATAGCGTGTCGCGGTTTGCCTTGGTTGGTTTGTAACCACGCGCATAAACCACGGTGTTGACGACGCCCTTCTGATTCACATACTTCTCATCAGTTGAAGACATCAAATAAATGCCGTCATCCTTCACCAACCACAGACCATGTTCGTCCGTGTAATCTTTGGTATAAGGAATGCGACGCCGATGCGTTGCCGCCCATGCGAGCATTCCCCGCAAATCCTTGTTCTTGTTTTCTTTGAAAATCAACTTCGTCATTGGCTTACCCTCTTGGTTGTTGACATGTCCATGATACATGGTACACTGTGGAAGTCAACAACCAAAAGGAACGTCTCATGAGCGATCCAATTTATGACAAGCTGCGCGCCGAACACTGCCGCGT